AGATTGTTAAAGAAGACACTCCAGTTGTTAAAGTTAAAAGGCCTAGAATAAAAACGACTACAGTATCTGATGCTTCTAATGTAATAGAAATTACCGATGAAGCATCAGACTCTATTGTCGAGTCTAGTGTTGTAGAAGAAGTTGTTGAAATTGACACTACCCCTATTGTAAATCCATGGGTAGCTTTATTAGAAGATGCGGAACGTTTGTATGCTAATATCGATGAGCAATATCAATTAGTTGCACAAAATGAAGTATCTTCAATGTTAATATTGATGTCTTCAGTTATTAAATCTTTAAAGAAGAAAGTTTAAATGTTTGGAAATTCAGAACACACTCTTTGGGTAGAGAAGTATAGACCTGATACTCTAGAAGGATATGTAGGTAATCAGTCTATTGTAGATAAGGTAAAGATATATCTCGAAAATGGCGACGTACCTCATTTATTGTTTTATGGATCTGCAGGTACAGGTAAAACTACAATGGCAAAGTTGATTGCAAAAAACATTGATTGTGATCTGATGTACATTAATGCATCAGATGAAAACAATGTAGAGACTGTAAGAGAGAAGATTAAGAGTTTTGCGTCGACTATTGGATTCCGTCAATGGAAGTTGATCATCTTAGATGAGGCAGATTATCTAACTCCAAATGCTCAAGCTGCACTTCGTAATTTAATGGAGACGTTTAGTAAGACTACTCGTTTTATATTAACATGTAATTACGTTGAAAAGATTATTGATCCTATTCAATCTAGATGTCAGGTATTTGCAATTACTCCTCCTAGTAAAAAGGATGTAGCAATACGAGTAAATGAAATCTTAAAGATTGAAGGAGTATCAGTAAAGCCTGAAGATTTGGTAAGTATTGTAAATGCTGGATATCCAGACATTAGAAGAATTTTAAATTCCTGCCAACGTCAAGTAGTTAATGGGGAATTGACTATTGATAAGCAATCATTAATCGAGTCTAATTATATGGACAAGATTATTGAGATGCTTCAGACTATTAAAGATAAGAAGCAGTTATTTACCTCAATACGTCAGTTGTTAGCAGATAGTCATGTAAAAGATTACACTGCATTATATAGACACTTATACGACAACTTAGATTTATTTGCAGTAGGGCATATTGCTTCTATTATATTAATCATTGCAGAGCATCAATATCAAGACTCCATGGTTGTTGATAAAGAAATTAACGTGTGCGCAATGTTTGTAAAAATTATTAACGAATTATATTAAGATGATTAAACAAGGACAACAAGGACAAAAGATCAATTTGTCAAAGGCTAAGTCTATTATATGCGATGCCGAAGGATGTGAGAATGATATGTTTATGCCGGCTATGAAATTTAAGAAGATTAGCAAACTATTGACAGGAGCTAAAGACGATCAAATTGTTCCAATTCAAGTGTTTATGTGTACTGCGTGCGGAAACATTAATGCAGAATTTGACATTCCAAATGAGTAAAGCAGCTACCATATTCGATCATTTATCTAATATTACAGATAAGAAAACTGCTTGGAGTAAACTGAGTGATGAAGATAAAAAGTCATTCACTCCGTATATGATTAACAGATGGTTATCTATGAATATGGATTGGGTTGATTTAGTAAATGAATTGCAAAAATATACTATAGGTTTGTTATCTCCAGAAGAAGTTTATAAATTATACTTAGACATTCTTCCGAAGCAAAAGACTTATAATAAGTATGTTAAAGGTAGCAAAGAATCTAAATACAGTCCTGAGTTGGTGGAATTACTGTCAAAGCACTTCTTAATTTCAGAGAAGGAAGCTGTGGAATACTTAGAATTGTATACTGGAGATAGACTGTTATCGTTAAAGGAAATAGTGAAAAAATACGGTAAAACAGATAAAGAGGTAGATAAACTTTTAAAAAATAAATAATCCATATGGAACAAGAATTAATATATCACGTACAACCAGGCAGAGGTAAAACTGCACCTCATAATGAGACCGTTAACCATCCGGCTCATTATGGCGGAGAAAATAATGTGTATGAAGCTATCAAAGTAATCGAAGCCTGGGATCTAGATTTTTGTTTAGGCAATGCTGTTAAGTATATCTCTCGTGCCGGCAAAAAAGACGCTTCAAAAGAATTAGAAGATCTTAACAAAGCCATTTGGTATCTCAAAAGAAGAGCTGAACAAATCCAAAAGAAATAATTGAACATACAATTGGTTTTCTTATATTATAGAAAATTAATTATAGTATGGCATTAAGTGCGTTAGGTCAGTTATTTAGAGCAGTTGCTCCTGAAAAGAATCCGGATCATAAGACTATTTCATATAGTCAGTTCGCTATGTGGAGTTCATGTCCACATAAATGGAAACTCAATTATATTGACCGTACTCGGTTCGGCGGTCCATCCATTCATACTGTATTCGGTACTTCATTCCATGAAGTGCTACAATGGTATTTGAATACAATGTATCGCGAATCAATTAAGGCAGCTGACAAATTGAATTTGGCTGAGTGTTTGCAAGAGCAAATGACTCAGAATTATATGATGTCAGTTATTGATAACAATCATGAACATTTTTCTAATGCAACTCAGCTTCAAGAATTTTATGAAGATGGGGTTGCAATTTTAGATTGGGTTAAGAAACGTAGAGCTGACTATTTTACTAATAAAGGTTATGAGTTAGTAGGCATTGAAATGCCTTTATATGTTCAGGCATCTGAAGCTAATGAGCATGTATATATGAATGGTTTTATTGATTTAGTACTGCGTGATACGGTAGAAGATAGGATAATTATTATAGATATTAAAACTAGCACGAAAGGTTGGAATCAATATGCTAAGGCAGATAAGATTAAGACTTCTCAGTTAGTTTTATATAAATCATATTTTGCAAAACAATATGGGTTTGACGAAGATAAGATTGACGTACAATATTTCATTGTTAAGCGAAAGTTGATTGAAGGATTCATGTATCCACAAAAGCGTGTGCAAGAATTTGCCCCAGCTTCAGGTCGCATAACTAGAAAAAAGTTAAGCGCTGAAATTGATAATTTTGTGTCTACCTGTTTCAACCCTGATGGGAGTTATAACACAACTGCTGAGTATCCTGCAATAGGAGATAAAGGATTGAAGAATTGTAAGTATTGTGAATTTGCAGATAAAGAAGAATTGTGCCCAAAAGCAAATAGAATTAAATGAATAAATTCCAAATAATGAGTAGATTGAAATCTGATCCTGAGTTAATGAAAGTTGCTATAGTAGGAAGCAGAATCTACGAAAACAAAAGAAAGATACGTGATATGATTTTTAAACTCAAACAAACGTTTGGAGATAAGTTAGAAATTGTATCAGGAGGAGCTCCGGCAGGAGCAGATAAATATGCAAAGAAGTACGCTCTAGAGTTAGGAGTTAAATACAAAGAGTTTAATCCTGCTCACACGGTTAAAAATTTATATTCAGCAATGAATGAACACTATTACAGTAAGCCTTATCACACATCTCAATTCTTTCATAGAAATGAATTGATAGCTAGGTATTGCGATAATATGATTGCCTTTATTGACAGCACATCAACATCTAAAGGATCGCAACACGCAGTTAGTATGGCACAGAAACATAATAAACCAGTAGTAATAGTAAATGAAAAATCTTAAACAATACTTGTTATATCACGCTAAATGGCAATTAGGTATAGTTGTATCATGGCCATGTATGTGGCTAATGCATGATGTATTAGGATGGTCCAATTTCTGGACTATCATAGGATTTCAGTTTGTCGGCGCATTGATATTTTGGAATATAGATAAATTAATCTTTAAAAATAAATGAAAAACGAAACAATGGTATTAGAGCGACCAGTCTTAGAACAAAAGACAACGTTTGTATGCGTTGACTGTGGCACTAAGTACACGATTAAAAACGCATCAACTAAACAAAATGTAAACAATCCAAAATATTGTAAATACTGCTACTAAAACCGCCGTTTTTCAATAGAATTTCATATTTATTATAAATTATTCAATAAAGGTTATGACGCAAATACAATTGCCTAAGCTTC